TCACCATTCATTTCACGCAAAGTATTCCAATTCAATGCTGCACTAACATGTCCGGGTAAACGTGGCTTTTCCAGTTTGTCTTCTGATCTTCGTAATTTAAAATCTGCATTTTGTGCACGTTTATATTTTGATACATCATTTTTAAACTTAGTTAAATTATTAACACGTTTAGGAGTGCCCTTCTCCCAACCAGGCTTTTCACGGAACTCTTTTTTGAATTCTTTGACCATTGCAACAATATCGTTTTGTTCACCGCCTGTAAGAACTTTAACAAGGCACTCACTAAGAAAGTTTTGCATATAATCAGGAGTATCACTACGTTTCAAGTCAAGCCCCATTGCTTTTACTTTGCCAGGTTTGCCATCAATATCACGCCGTATACCATCATCATCATATATAAGCATAGCATATCTTTTCTTCTTAATAAAGATAGCCATAGTTGCCAAGTTCTCACGTCCAGCGGCAATGATTTCACCTTGATTGCGTGGACAATTGAAAAACTCTTTCATAAAATCTGGAAAACTAGCATTAACTTGATTGGCGATTTCATCATACATTGTAAGAGCAATTTCTTTATTCCATTCAATCTCACCACTATCAATCTCTTTTTGATATGATGGATACATTGAATAATAGATAGAATCTGTGTCACCGTATATCACGGATTTGCCTTTATAATCATATGTGCCATCGATTACTTCATTTGTCTTTGCACCCATATGTCTTGTGATGCAACGACCTGACAGAGTAGTAGATTGTCCGATGCGCTTATCATAAAATCGACAGCCTTGATTCAAAATCGCACCGTATAGGCTGTTCAAGTTAATCTTCTTAACTAGTTGTCGTTTATCCCAAAACGCAATTTCTTCATCTGTGCCACCGTTTTCTCTAACTTCACGCATATTCTTTTGAAGAACTTTACGTTCAGCATACCAACGTTCTAACAGACTAGGAATAATACCTTGAATATCTTGTTTGAATACGGTGCCATTCGCACTTATAGCCCATGGTAAATCTGAATTATATACTAAATCGAATGCTTCTGCGCCAGTAACTTCATGTACCTCACCATTCTCCATGTCTAAATTCATTATGGTTGTTTTATCTTTTTCATTGAAGAACCTAAATTCTTCTGTTGAAAATGTATCTTCCCATGCTTGTGCTGCACCAAAGCCTTTGTTCTTACCACCACGACCAGACCTGATACGATTTTGTATCATTTCTTCTGTATAGTTTTGTCTAAGTTGTGCAGTGATAGTTTCCGGTGACATATTTAATGCACGAATAATACTTGGGTATAGAGAATTAATATCAATGCCTGCTACCCATCGTTGTATGCCAGTTTGTGGATTAGCAACATATGCGCCGGCTGCTTTCTGTGCTTCTGCTGCTGCTTCCTCCTCTAGCGTTGGTTCATAATCTTCATCTTCTACATCCCAACTACGTTTTTTTCTATCGGGCACAACCATGCCTCGGCGGTGTGCTTCATTGATAATTGCCTGTTCTGTAACAGCAACAGTCCCCATTGTAGTTTGAATATTAACAGTATTGTCATGTGCGATTTCATTCACTAGATCAATAAATCTTAGTTTTTTATCTAGGTTATCAAGTAATGCAACATCTTGTCTATTATATTCTATAAACTTATAAAAATCTTGGTTATACAGTTGATCCAATGTACCTTCATATGCAATTTTACGTTCACTTAATTCATATTCGCCAATTGCATCAAGTGAGTATGAATGCATTTCATGGTATGTATACTTGCGATATAATTCTAGATAATCTAGATGAATGCGTCCACTTAACACATAACTAACTTGTTCTTTACCATACTTAATGATAGTCTTTGCTTTTGGAAGGAGATCCCAGAGGCATAATTTACGAGTATGTGATTTGCTTAAAACTCGGATAATGCGATTTACTGTGTACGGAATATCAAAGCCTTCGCTATTCCACCCGCTAAGAACATCCGCATCATCTATAAGTGTTAAGAAGTCATTTAACATGTCGGCTTCACTTAGATATAGAAATGTATCTGGAAATTTATCACATAGACGCTGTGCTTCTACTAGACCTTCACCATCCCTCATATGCTCTGGTGGCATAACAAAAGTAACAAGTTGATTTGACCATTGTAAATGTACTGTAATAGCAGTGATTGGCATAAAAGGATCTTCAGGTGGAGCAAACCCTTTATCGGCATCAAAGTCAACTTCGATATCGAAGAATGCAACATTTAATTTTGGTGAATCTAAATTCAAATAGTTTTCAGCAAGACATCTAACCTCAGGTTTGATATCACTTTCATATATTTTTTTATCAGAATTCATACGCAATTCTTTGTGCATATCTTTTAATCGTTTTACTTTTACCTGACGAACTTTTTCACCATGAATACTAGTATGTGATCCTCTATCATCGCGCACATAAAATGTACGCCATGCTGGATAATCTTGATATATCCGTTTGCCATCTTTTCGTTCAACGACATTTACAATATCTTTGTCTTTGTTGTAGTATGCGTCTACATAACTCATTTATAGTGTGCGTCCAACAGTTTCAAGTATAATCTCTACATCTTCAAAGTCTTGCTTTGCACCCTGTAGATTTGCTTTATGTGCTAGTGAAATAGCCTTATTAAGTACTGCAGGTTTGATATCCAATTCTTCTGCAATTGCTTTTACAGTATCACGCAGTCCGCCCTTTAGGTCGTCAACTTCCTGTAGAACAGAACATCCTTCATCTACCAATTGTTTTAATTTTGCTTTTTCTTCGCTTGTAACTGAATCTAGTGACATATAATAATCTCCTAATTAGATATAAAAAAATGGAGCTCTCTAAGAACTCCATTTAATATAGCATAGTATTGTTATGTTGTCAATAGACTATTTTATTTTTTATATACTTTATCAATTGCAGATTTCATTATACCATCTGCTTTTTCTTCTATTGATTCAAGGTGTCTGCCAGTGGCGCGTTTGTAAGTTGGGTCTGATAATGTATTGCCTATACCCTTTGCCACGTTAGCAAGGGTTCCTGCCCGGCTTGCAACACCCGCGAGTCTGGCTACGCCGCCTAGCAATCCAAGGAGATGTGGAATTTCATTTAGTTTGCCTTCTTTCAGCATTTTCATTGAAAGATTTGCTACTTTCAACATGCCATCTTTTGTTTTCATTAGATTGTCTAGTTTTTCTTTATTTGCATCATTTACATTATCATATACTGATTTAACTGCAGATGCAGTGAACATATCAATCATCATTGCGCCATCATCAAATTTAACTTTCATTGCACTTTTTTCATCTGCAATTTTACGAATTGTATCCATTGCTTTTTCTAATTCTTCTTCGGCTCCAGCTTCATATAGCCCATCAATATCGCCTAAATAGCCGTCACATGCATGTTCTTCATCATTAGGGCAATCACCACCACAATATTTACACTCTTCTTTTTCTTCGTTTACTGACTCATTTATGCTAATATCATAACCAATGCGTCCCAGTTCAGCAGCTAGTTCAGCATATTCTTCCTTTGATGCTGGTTCTAACTCAGTAATCAATGATTTGGCTGCGTCACCATGCTGACCAATTTTCATGTATGAAGTAATCAAACCACGACCTTGATCTTCTTCTGGGAACAATGCAATAACATCACCCTCTGGGAATTTTCTAAAGATTACTTTAACTTGTTCACCGCCATCTTCGTTTACTGATTCTTCCCATGGCGCTTTCTTTAGAGATACTTTCTTTCTCTCTTCACCACGCTCTGGTTCATCTGCTTTAGCAAGTGCACGTTGACGCACTTTTTCTTCATCTGAATCTTCATTTATTGATTCTTCAACTTCTGGCTGATTGTCCATCACTGCAGAATAATCTTCCATGTCACTGTCACTTGGCATTTCAGAACTTGCAGGTGTATTCATTTCCATGCTGCCCATTGGATCACTCATCATTTCTGGCTCATCAACGGTGCCCATTCCCATATCATCTTCTGGTCCGTTCATCATATCGGTGGGACTATTCATTTCTAACGTGTACATACGAGCCTCAAGTGAGTCTGCCATACGTTGGTATGCATCATATGATTTATTGTGTTGATCTGCAAAAGTTAATGCTAAATCATGAACTGCATCACGTGGATTTTTACCTGATGATAATTCTGATACTAGTTGTTCAGTTGCTCTATTTAAATAATCTTCAAATTCATCAT